GCCTTTATAATCTTTATGTTTGCCAATACTAACCTATTTTAATGGAAAATCAATGACATACGCACGAATTGATACAAACCACAAAGAGATAGTCAAAGCATTACGAGAAGCTGGTGCTACTGTAGTGTCACTTGCATCTATGAAGCACGGTTGTCCTGATTTACTTGTAGGTTATGCTGGCGAAACATTGCTGATGGAAATAAAAAGAGATAGCAAATCCCGTTTTACTCCCGACCAAATAGAGTTTATGGGTAAGTGGAAAGGCGGTGCAGTAAGCCGTGTAGATAGCGTTGATGCCGCGATAAGAGCACTAGGTATTACTAGAAAAGTGTTATAAAATAGATTAAAAGGAGCGTTTTATGGATAAATCAATGGCATTATTTCTAGCAACATTGCTACATTCGGGTACAAATACTCACTTTTTCCATTGGGCTACTCCATCCTACGCCAAGCACAAAGCTTTAGGCAAATTCTATGAAAACATTATTGAGCATACAGATGCCCTGGCTGAAGCCTATTTTGGTTGCTACGGCCAGATTACTGAATTCCCTGCTACCTATCACCAGCCAAAAGAGCCGCTGGCATACTTACAATCCCTACAAAGATTTGTAAAAGAAGCACGGGCAGACTTACCAACCGATACAGAAATCTGCCAGCTTATTGACAATATTGCTCAAGAAATTGACACAACCATCTATTTACTTAAATTTAAGAGTTAATCATGCCATTAGACAAGTCAGGATCAGCCGAATCTGTCGGCAAGAACATTAAAGCTGAAGTTAAAGCTGGTAAGCCTAAAAAACAGGCACTTGCTATTGCCCTTAATACTGAGCGTGAATATGCCAAAGGCGCAAGAAAAGCCAAGTTAGAAGAAGCTTACGGTAAGTACATTGAGGAAAAAGCATGAAAAACGGATTGTATGCCAATATTCACCGTAAACAGGAACGGATCAAGAACGGTTCGGGCGAAAAGATGAATAAAGTAGGTAGTAAAGATGCCCCAACCGCTAAAGACTTTAAAGAATCTGCTAAGACTGCCAAGCCACAAAGCAGAAAAGAAATGATTGCCTCAAAAATGAAGGATATGTAATGGTTAAGATGATCCCACCTACCCCTATGAGCCGTAAGTACAAAAAAGAAGATGCAATGCTACGCCCTCATGTTGAATCCACGCTAGAAAAGAACCAGCGTGAGCGTTTAGAGCGTAGAGCCGCTATTGCTGACAAACTTAAAGACTTAGATAAAGAAGTAAAATAAGCTATACTTAAGCATCATTAACTAACTACTTGGTTAAATATGCAAATTCAAGAAGTTGCTGTAGATAAGCTCATACCTTACGCAAAGAACAGCAGAACTCATAGCCCTGAACAAATAGGGCAAATTGCCGCCAGCATTAAAGAGTTTGGGTTTCGCAATCCAATCCTTGTAGACGGGGTTGGAATCATTGCAGGGCATGGCAGGCTCATGGCGGCTCAAAAGCTAGGGTTAGACAAAGTACCCACCATTGATTGCTCAGATATGACTGAAAGCCAAAAGAAGGCTTACATCATTGCTGACAATAAGCTGGCATTAAACGCAGAGTGGGATAACGCTATGCTTACCATTGAAATGCAAGAACTAGAGGATGAAGGATTTGACCTTACATTGCTAGGGTTTGATGATAAAGAGCTAAATGCCCTATTACAGCCTGAAATTGTTGATGGATTAACGGATGAAGATGCTGTACCTGATGTACCCGAAGAACCTAAAACCAAACTAGGCGACATATATATCCTTGGAAATCATAGGCTTATGTGCGGTGATAGTACAAGCATTGATGATGTAGAAAAATTGATGGATGGTAACAAAGCCGATATATGCTTTACATCGCCACCATATAACGCAGGGTCTTTAGACATAAAAGGCAACGCAAGAACACAGAAAAAATACAATTCCTTTGATGACAATCAAACAGAAGATGAATATAAAGATTTTGTAATATCTAACTTAAATTGCATATTTTCTGTATGTAACGAGGTTTTGTACAACATTGGATTGGTAGAAGGCAATAAACGAATCATTGTTGATGTTTTGGCACATTACCGTGAACAATTTAAAGACATTATTTATTGGAAAAAGAATAATGTTGCACCGCACATACAAGGTGGGGTAATTAACAATTTGGTTGAATTTATCCTTTGTTTTGGGGATGGCAAACGCAAGTTCCAAAATGCTCAATTTACACAAGGGTCTTATTACAATGTAATTGAAGGATCATCTGCCGCTGGCAATGAATTCTCCAAGATACATAAGGCAACATTTCCAACATATTTGCCCGAAAACATTATTCAAAACTTTTGCCCAATAAAAGGTAGCGTATTAGATACTTTTGGTGGCACAGGTACAACCATGATTGCTGCTGAGAAATTAAGTAGAACATCATATTTAATGGAATTAGACCCTAAATACTGCGATGTAATTGTTAAGCGTTGGGAAGATTTTACGGGTAAAAAAGCTGTGCTTTCGGAGTTATAAAATGGCCCAAGGAAAACAACATATACCAACGGAAGCCACCCAAGAACAGGTTAAACGCCTGTCTGCGCTTGGTTGCCCCCATGAGGACATAGCTACAAGGCTAAAGATTAGTGCTGATACTTTGGTTAAGTATTACAAGGATGAATTAGATGAAGGGCGTATTGATGCCAACGCTGCTATTGCTGGTACATTGTTTAGCCAGGCTAAAAAGGGTAATACGGCTGCCGCTATCTTTTGGCTAAAGACACGGGCAAGGTGGAAAGAAACCCAAGTAAACGAAGTTACTGGTTCAAACGGTGGTGACCTAAGAATCTCATGGGCTGATGAGTAGGGATATAAAGCTCAAATACCGCCCTAGAAGCGTTTTTGAGGACTACCACAGCCGTAAGGAACGCTGGGCGGTGATAGTGGCTCACAGGCGTTGTGGCAAGACTGTGGCCTGTATTAACGACCTGATAGTCAAAGCCTTGCTAGAAAACAAACAACACGCTCAATACGCCTATATTGCCCCCTTTTATTCCCAAGCCAAGTCAGTAGCTTGGAGATATTTAGAACGCTTTTCAGAACCAGTCTTATCTAAAGCCAACCAATCCGAACTATGGGTGGAATTGATTAACGGGGCTAGGATTAGGTTATTTGGGGCTGATAATCCTGACGCACTCCGAGGAAATTTTTTGGATGGCGTAGTAATGGATGAAATGGCCGATATGAAGCCGTCTGTGTGGGGTGAGATCATTCGCCCATTATTGGCTGATAGGCTTGGCTGGGCTACCTTTATCGGCACACCGAAAGGCCACAATGCCTTCTACGATATATACAACCAAGCCCAAAAAAACCCTAATTGGTACACAAAAGTGTTACGGGCAGACCAAACCAAATTGTTGCCACAATCAGAATTAGACGATGCCAAAGCCACAATGTCGCCAAATCAATATGAGCAAGAATTCTTATGTTCATTTGAAGCTTCCATAACTGGGGCGTATTTTGGCGAACAGATGCGTCAAATTACCGATCTTGAACGCATTACTACCATTGACTACGATCCAATGTTCCCTTGTCATACCGCCTGGGACTTGGGATTTAACGACAGCACCTCGATTATTTGGTTTCAGGTGGTATATGGGGAGATTCGCATACTTGATCACCATTCATCTAACGGTCAAGCCGTGCCGTTTTATACGGGGCTAATAATCCAAAAAGAAGAAGAATATGGGTACAAATATGGCTATCATTACCTGCCTCATGACGCTAGAGCAAAGACACTAGCAAGTGGTGGAAAGAGTATAATTGAGCAAATTGCTGCAAAAATTGACCTAAAACACCTAAAAATTGTTCCAAATCTGTCATTACAGGATGGAATTCAAGCAACAAGGCTTGCATTAACCCGTGCTTGGTTTGATAATAAGTGTGAAGATTTGATTGAATGCTTACGACAATATCAACGGGAGTGGGATGATGATAAAAAAGTATTTAGGGATCGCCCGAAACACGATTGGACAAGCCATTCAAGCGATGCGATGCGCTATCTCAGCATTGTATGGAAAGACGAGGACATCCCTATCCTCGCTGATACAAGGATTAGAGGACTTCATGTCGGGCAAACG